ATCGGCGTTTACCACCCATCCAAGGGATAATCGGTAGAGTTTGTTGTGTTTTTTGCATCATATATATACTCCTAATTTATGGCATTCGGGATGCTCGGAATCAGATTAAATATGATGCTCAACGGCACTCTGATGATTTTTTAGTTACTGAATGAATTGATGTTTTTACAGCGTGCACATTTGATTTGCACGCATCCGCTGCCTTTGGCAAGCAGTTTGCCACAGTATTTGCAGCGCATTTCGCGGTAGATTTGCATTTGCACTCACTCCCATATCACGGATAGAATGCCTCGGTCTCTAGAGACTAAGGCGGCCTAGAAGTCAATGCAGGGTTGCTCTGCTTGGCTGGCGTAGCGGTGTTGCTGCACCGCTACGTCGCCGTCCCACTTTGAGTTGTTGTATCTTTTCCTCTTTAATCCTTTCTTCATCGGACATCTGAACTTCACTGTCCATCTTTGCGGTAAATCCCTGTCATCAATGCCGCGCCTTTATCGGCGGCTTTGGACACATCCCCTTGTACGATTTCAAAACCTGCACCGATTCGAACTGTACGGCCTGTATTGGCAACGTGGCTGGTACCAATACGGATTTTGTCGAAAGCGGTATTCCAAGGTACGACGGCTATATGCCATTCACCGTAGGAATAGGTATCGCCTGCTCGATTGACTTTGCCATCCACTGTGGCATTTTCCGGCATGCGTAGGGTAAAACCGTTTTCGCCATGAGTGGCGGTTACGCCGCCAACGGCGGGGATTTCGCCCGTCATCGGCAGCAGGATAAACGCTGCCCCTGGTGTGCCTCCTTTTTCAAGTTTGAACGGCATAATAACTGTGGTCGGAGTACCGGTTGCGGCACTAATTCCGCTACTTTCGATATAGCGGTGGCCTCTACCGTTTTCGCCTGCCTGTGCCTTCATGTAACGGATGTTGCCCTCTTCTCCGAATGCGCCTGTCCATCCTTCCGGCTCTCCTGCACGGAGTGCATTGATGACGCTCGTCAGACGAGCCTCACTATTGCTGCCAACGGCTTCGGTGGCGCTGGATTCAAGGCCGTTAAATGTGAATTTAATGGATGTTTCTGTGGCGGCAGGTGTAGGCTGTTCGTTAGCAGTGGAGGTCGGTTGTTCAGGTTCTGCTTTAGGCGTTGTTGAATCAGCTTTTGGTACTACCGTTTCTGGTGTCGGCTGTGTGACTGTCTCTGACGCTTTGCCTGCTGTCGATGCTTTAAGTTTAGTGATTTCGGCCTCTAAATCTGTCAGCTTCGCCTGCATCATGGTGGCGGCATAGTCAGTAGCCTGTGTATTTTTGTGGTTACGCGCACCTGTCCATACTTCTACTGTATCGGTCAGTTGGTTGTGCATGAAATTTTCGGCAACTGTACAGTTGTCTAATTCGCCGATAGGGTAGAAACCTGCACTTAGTAGGCCGTTTCGGTATTTAACTGTGTCAACTGTATAGGGTTGTCCCACTTCGGTTTTGCCCTGCTCGGCGTTCTTGTACGGGGTAATATCGCAGTGATTGCCGACAATGGACGAGCCGCGCAACTTGCCGATTATCATCTGGCGCATGAAGTTGCCGTCGGGGGAGTTTTGAATATAGTTCCCTCGGATTTGTGCAGCCAACATTGTGCCGTAACGCGCTTCTGCGCCAACGCTCATGCCGTATGTCGATGTGTTGACGGTTGCGGTAGCCGTCGCACCCGTACCACCGCCTCCTTCGAGGGTTACGGTTGGCGGTGTGTCGTAGCGGCTGCCGATGCGGCGCAGCTTGATTTCGGTAACTTTTCCGTCTTTCACTACTGCTTCGCCTTCTGCACCGAAGGCTTCCGCACCGCCTCCTGTGATGATGACTTTGGGGGCGGTGGTGTAGCCGCTGCCGCCATTGGTAACGGCAAATCCTGAAACGTAGCGCATGCCGTAAAAATCGCCGAACGGCAGGGCAAACGTAAACTGGTTGCGTTCAATCAGAAAGTGGTTGTGCCCGTAGTTGCATTGCAAACCGCGCGGGGCATAGACCGTATTGTCGTTAATTAGTTGACGGCAACGCAGCCACCATTTCTTCTGATTGCGGCGGGAAAGCACTCCCAACGCGCCATTAATCGGATGAATGCCGATGTTGCCGCTGACAATAGTATTTCCCGTAATTTCGATATTGCTATCTTGGTAATAGAAACTGTACGGGTCTGCAATTTTAGAGGCGCGTCCGTCCGTCGCTGCAAATACTTCTTCGATTACGGTGGATATGCCGTAGTACATGGCACGGCCACTGTTGTTTACGATTTTGACGTTGTTGCCGGTATGAATATCCATTACCTTGCGCTTGCCAAAACCGAACACGTTGTCGTGGATGAATAGGTTGTCCATTGGCAGGTATCGGGATGTGCATTGCTGATAACCCGGATCGAGGCTGACGATGGAATTATTCCAGCCACGCACATGTTCCAGATGCGCATCGGGGTGTCCGACTACAGAATCAGGTGCGAAGATGCCGCAAAGTTCGTAGCCTGATACGCGGACTGCTTCCACACCGCAGGTATAGTTGTGGGTAAAGTATCCGCCCGTGATGCGGGTGTTGACGGCAACCATGCCTTTTTCGTAGGCCTTGGCGACTTCACCGCCGCCTACATCCTCTCAGGACGGAGAACCATGTAAACCTGCAATCACTGCGCCGCCAGTGAATCCCCGTACGTCGAAGTAGCGGATTTCTGTGCCTCTGCAGTCGAACAGTCGCCAACCGTAACCGCGACTCCATACCTGACCACCGCGCCAGAGGCCGAATGTGGGCGCAACCGTGCCGTCATCTTGCGGGAATTGCGACAGGCCGTCTGAATTCCAGTAGCCGCCGACGCTGCGGTAGCGTTGGCTCGATTCGTCAATGTGCAGTTGGCGGATTTTTTCGCGTGTATATCCTTCAGGTTGTTGTACGCCTGATGTATCAGCCGAATTGTTCATGTAACGGGCAACATCGTGGGACAGTGTGGTGGTATTGAAACCTGCCTCCGCCGTACCTTTCAGCGCCATACCCGTGCCGATGTGCGGTTTTTCGCGCGTCCAGCCGTCGATATGCGGAATCCAGCGTTTGTCAGGGTCGGCCATGCCTGATGTGTAGCCATAGTCCTTATAGGCGCGTGTGGTAATTTTGCCGCCGTGCAGAATGGTGTTGCCCTCGGATTTGCCGCACAAGTGGAACACGTCCTGCCCCATTTCTTCCACGCAAAATTCTGCCAACGAGAAGTCGTACACATTAAAAACGGAATGATGAAAGGTAATACAGGGTTGTTGGCCGTTGACTGTCAGCATCATGCCGCCGACGGAAATTTGCCGTCCGTCCGCGCCGTAGTATTCCGGCTTGTAACCTGTGTTCTTCGTTACTGGGAAAAAGCCACCGCGCGAAGAAATAAAGACGTTAGACGGCAGACGGTCGTACCATGCCTGAATCAGACGGACAATATTCAATGCGTCTTCTTTAGAAGGATTGTTTTTGTACCAACCGTCGTAAACTTTTTTACGCAGTTCGGGTGTCAAGGCGTCCTCGATATAGAACTTACCTTTTTCAATGGCAATCTTGGTGGCAGCCTCGATTTGTTCGCCCTCGAACTTGGCCTGCTCGGTAATAATCAGTGATGGTGTTTTGACATCGGCAAAGGCATTGCCTACTGCTTCTGATACCTTGGCGGGTGTAATGATGTGGATGTCAGACGCTGTGCCATTGAGGGTCAGACGGCCTTCAGTATCGATAGTGGCGGCTACGGCAGGAGATTCGGCCAGCTTTTTGGCGGCAGCCGCATCTTTTTGAGCGGCATCGGTCGCGCGGGCGATGATTAGGGTTGCCTGGTCAAGGTTGGATTGTGTCATTCTTTGTTTCCTAACAATTTTTTGATTTCTGCGAGTGTGGCGTCTGATATATCTCCGGCGGGTTGGCTATCCGTAGGTGTAATCGGTTTGTTTAAATCCAACATACCGATTGCTGCTGCAACTGCCGTATTGACAGTCTTTTCCAGATTTTCGGCAACAGCGGATTTGACAACTTTGTCCAATTCGGAAGGTTTAACCGCCAAAAGGTTGATAAATTGCTCGTAGCTCTCGTCTTTATCGATTAATCCTTGTTCGATTGCCTCTTCATATAGGCTTTTTCTGCCGTCCAGTATGACCGGCATGGTCTCTACTTTGCCGCCGTTGACGGTAATCCCGCCTTTGATTTCTGTCATTTCACGCTCCCAAATCGTTATCCAAAGTCAGATTGCCCTCGTAAATTACGGAGCGGATGCCTTTGACTTCAACCGCTACCTCATACCGCGCCCACCGCCATGTCCAACTGCGTGTCTGCTCGGCCGTCAAGACCGTGCCAACACCGCCGTGTTTGACGGACAGAGGAACAGTGATTGTGTCTCCGGACATCAGCCGGATGTTCAAAACCGCACTGTCCAAATGCTTTAGCGTCGGATGCGGTCTGCCTTTAGCGTCGAGGACGGTAAAGGTCAATGGCATGGTCGTGTTTCGACGGACAGAAAAGTCGGTGCGGATCGTCATTGCAAATCTTTCGGAAAATGGGCTTTGTCCTTTTCACGCAGATAGGACGCGTGACAATGGCTTTTTTGCCAAAAAAAGAGTCTGTCCACGGTAATTCGTGCGTATGTCCAGCATTTTGAGGCCTTGCCCGATTGGGCATTGTTATCTTTGCGGTAGAGGCGGCTGGACAGGGGCTCGTCCGGGGAGCCGCCAAATACGGCATTAATTGTTTGGTCGGCAGCAATGGCAAGATTCTTGAAGTAGGCTTTGATGTTTGATTTCATTTTCAGACGGCCTTGTAAATCAGATATTGATTTCGGTGTTGATGACGTTGAGTTCGTCTAAGTTTTGGGCGGCTTCGATTTGTTTCTCGATGGCTTGGCGTTTGCCTGCAACGGTAGCGCAGAGGGACTCATAGGCAACGGTTTTGCGCAGGGCGGCGGCTTTGAGTTTGTCTGCGTCTATTCCGCGCGATTGGGCAATTTGATCTAAAACGGGCGTGGCCGCGCTTTTATCTACCGACCATGCGCGGGCTTCGACCGCTTGGATAGGCCAGCTCTGCACTTCAAAGGCGGGGAGGTCGTCCATGCCTGATTTTTGGGCAACAATGTTTTGGGCTTGACGGTTGATGGCGCGGATTAAAGCAGCCTTGGACGCGTTTAGAAATTCGGCTTCAATTTGTGCTTTTTTGTCTTGGTTTTCCATCCATTTTTCTCCATCCCATTCGTCAAACCGTGAGGAAGGTTTTAAAAATGTCAGGTCGTCTGAAAGGCTGCCGATTTGGTCGATGATAACGGCTGTGCGATCAGTTTTTCGGTAGGCAGTTTTGCCACGATGGTCTTCGATGACGTCCCAGCCTTCGCCGTTCCAGCGGGCGGCTTTGCCTGCGCTGATTTGAGGCGGGTCGGTGTCGATGCAACCGGCGGGAATCAGATAGCTGCCGTCGCGTGCCATGATGTCCAGATCGGCTGTGGTTTGGCCGATGTAGAGATGGTCGGCATCAAGTTGGCAAACGGGTTTTGTCCATTGGATGTTTTGGGTCATTTTTTTTACCTTTCTAAATGGTTTAAGGCGGCTTATGCTTTGATGCATGCCAGCAGGGCGATATTTCGAGGGCGGGTTTCAATGCCGCCAGCCGGGTCGGTTTGGCCGACAGTGTCAACCGATACGGTTGACGGATTACTACCCCTGTCGGTGTCGGACATGCGGTTGACGCCGATGCCGTGGCTGTGGCTGCGGAATTCATCCGCCTGCCATGAGCCTAATGCACGATTTCTATCAATGGCTCTGCCGTCATCCCATGATCGGATAAATTCGCCGCGCAAGTCGGGCAAGTTGAAAGTGGTGCGTCCGTCACCACGGCCGTAACGTTCGCCGATGGCGGCGAACAGGTTGGCATAGACGGTACGGGATACTGCCGCACCGTTTGCTTTTAACCATCCAAATGGTGGGACATCTTGGGCAAAGTAGGCGACGGCACCAACGGGGACGCCTACATTCATCACGTTGTTATCGACACGCGCAATCAGTCCGGGCGTGTCCCAACCGATGGCAATTTGATGATTCTGCCCGCCCAAACCTACTGCACCTCCGCGTCGGATACTGTTGTCGTAGGCGGTTTTGACGGCTTTGGATGTGGCAAGATTGTCGGTACTGTCCAGATTGACGGCATCTGATTTGTCGGACATAAGGGCGATTTTGACATCACTGTATGTCAATGTGCCGTCGTCTTTAAGTTGCAGATATTTGCTGCTCTTGGAATTACGCAAATAAATATCTCTGGGACCGGTATGGATATCGGCAGATTTTCCATTGCCGGATACGGACAGTCCCGCATTAAATACGGCTTTTGATGTAAAGGTTTTGACACCGCCGACGGTTTGGTCATTTGATAGCATGACGCCGTTTTCTTCGGTTAAGACGGTTCTCATGCCGATATAACGACCGTTGGCATCCCAAGCAGAGGTAACGAGATGATACGGATTGGACGACGAGCCGTATGAGAAGCCGATGCCGCGGGCGTGTGCGCCGTTCACTACTTCCGGATGGGCAATGTGGATTTCCATTGTTGGCAGGGTATTTCCGTCAAGCTGACGGCCATTGGATCGGTAAAATCCGCTTTTGGTATAGCCTCCGGACTGGTCTGCATAGTAGTTGGTGGTGGCGACATTCATTTTGTCAGTAGCAAGTCGGGCGGCATTGGCTTCGACCCAACTTTGATAGGCGACGCTTTCCGATCCGGATACGCGCGGGAAGTGTACGCGCCCGATTTCTCGACTTCCCGATGTAAAAACATAATTGAAGCGTGCGCCGTTTTCTCCTTCAGATACGGGGGCGGTCTCAAAACGCCAGTAGCTGCCGTCGCCATTGGTAAAACGGATTTTTTCCCATGCGTTGGTTTTAAGTTCGAGCTTTCCATCTAAGCGTTGGTTACCGCTGTCGCCAAGTTTCTTCTGCATTTGGTCATACAGCCACCGTGTACGGTTTGCCAGCTCTCTTGTTGGGCGGTTGTCGATGCCATTCGGTCCACCCTGTACAGGGTCGGATGTCTCCCATTGGTAAATACCCGCTTCCCAGCGGCTGGTCTCGGTCAAATTTGCCATTTATGCAGTTCCTCGATTAAAAGTTCCGTCTCTCAATGCCTGCCCATTGTGGCGCAGGGCAGCATGTCGGTAATCTAGCGCAGCTAAAACGCACCGGGCAGGAGCGAAGGCTTGCAGGGTATACCTCAGCAAAGCTGCCTGTTCGTTGGTAATCGCATTGTTCATAATGATTCGGTAGTGCGCCCAGCGATCCGAATGTCCGTGCGTGTAGCTTCCGTCACGTTGGATTTCGCCGTTATGTTTCTTGTTGCCCAAACCTTCAATGATTTCGACTTCGCCGAAGCCCAGTCTTCGGACGATTTCCCGTATCGCCCACGACGTACCTTTCATACGGTGTAGTTGGTATGCGCCTTTAATCAGCCTACGGCGTGTTTGGTCGCTTTCTGCCAGCCAGTAGCCGTCGGCACCTAAAATGCTTCTACCCTCTGCCAATAGTTCCAAATGGGCAGGCGCAACCAAATCTACTAATCTTGGCAATAGGCTGACCACATCGATGTCATCCATTCTCAAGCCCAAATCCGCCAGCATTTTGTAGCGTTGGTCTCGTTCGATAACGGAGGCATAACTCAGTTTTGCCATTGTTACCCCTCTGCCGTTTCAGACGATGCTCGGATATTGACGGACGTACATCTTG